TCATAATCAATCTCAAAATTTCCAGTTTTTATTCTATAATGTGAATATATTAGTTGTTTTGGAATAATTTCATTCTTTTTTAAAATGTCATATCTTTTTATTTGACTACATGATGTTATTTTGTTTTTAATAATATAATATCCAAAGAAAATATCATCAGTTGTTGGATAATTATTTTTAAATGATTGTGTTAATTTATGATTTCTGATATAATTATTTTTATTAAAAAACTCACACAATTCATCTACAAATGATTTATTAAATAGTATACCACTACCAGATGGATATATATATTTTATATTCTTGAAATTATGAACTGCTAATGGACCATTATTATAAAATCGATTGACAACAATTTTTAATTTATGATCAGTTAATGATTGATATAACAATGGAATATTAATAAAAGATGATATATTAGAAATATAAAAATGCGTATAACCTTTATTTTTAAAAAAATTTAATCCTTGAATTACTTTTACTAATAAACTTTCCCAATTATCTTCTTTTTCTTTAATATATAAAATTTTATCTTTCAATAAAATACTTTGGTTAATATTTTCATCACATACTAAAAAATAACTATCAATATTTTCAAATTTATTACAATATAAATTTGTTAAATCAAAAATTTTACCAAATGAATTATTTTTTTTTGCAGTTTTATATAAAATTATTAATTTATATTTCATCTAAATAATTTATATAAATATATTTAAATCAATTAAGATTAAAATGTTTATCGTTAATATTTTCAATTTAATATATTTTAATTATTATGGCTGAACAACTTAAAACATATTATACATTTGACGATGTTGCATTAATTCCTCAATATTCTAATGTAAATTCAAGATTAGATACAAAATTAAATACTAAATTGACAAAAAAGAGAACGATGAAAATTCCAAGTGTCGCGGCAAATATGGATACTGTGATTTGTGAACGAAGGGCATATATATTATTAAAAAATGGTTCTGTTCCAATTTTTCATAGATTTTGTTCTTTTAAACGTCAACGTGAATTAGTAAAAAAATTTAAAAATGAATGTTTTGTATCGTATGGTTTAAATGATTTAGAAAATCTTTATGAACTTCTTGAGAAAGGGGCATTAGGTGTATGTTTGGATGTTGCTCATGGTCATTGTAAAAGAATGGTTCAAGCCATCAGACAAATCAAAAAAAAATTTCCAGATAAACAAGTCATTGCAGGAAATGTATGTAATCCAATTGGATGTCATGATTTAATTGTAGCTGGTGCAGATGCCATTAAAGTTGGTATTGGACCTGGCTCAGCTTGTTCAACTAGAATAGTAACTGGTTTTGGTGCACCACAATTTAGTGCAATTAAAGAATGTGCACAAGTTTGTAACAAAGCAAAAGTCCCATTAATTGCAGATGGTGGTATTCGGAATTCAAGAGATATCGTATTAGCATTAGCTGCTGGTGCCGATTCTGTAATGATTGGTAGTTTATTTGCAAAAACATATGAAAGTGCTGCGAGAAAAATGAAAAAAAATAATGGTACGTATGCAATTTATAGAGGACAAGCCAGTAAAGAATTTCAAGAAGATTTTTATGGGGAATTAAAAGAAAATACTGTAGCAGAAGGTGTTCAATATGAAACAAAATGTGAATCATCTTGTCAAGAATTAATTGATAAATTATGTGGTGGTATCCGTTCTGGATTAACCTATGGTGGATCAACTAATATCGAAGAATTTAGAGAAAAAGCTGAACTTGTTAGAGTTACTCCAACCTATTTAAAAGAAAGTTTCCCAAGAACTTTTCAATAATAATATTATATATGAAATGGATAAATGATATTAAATCAATTGTAATGAAATCAAAACAAAATAAATTGTATATTTTTCAAGATATTATATTTGAATGTAATTTGAATATCATTTTAAAAAACTTAGAAGATACTCTTTTTAAAATTAAGAAAAAAAAAATTATAAAAATTATTACTATTTTAATTAATATAAAATATATTTTAAGAGAAATTTTTAATTTTAATATTAATTATAATGATGCTTTTGGATTTTTATGGTATCCAAATCCAAATAAAAATATAGATGAATTTAAAAAAATATTATCAGAAAATTTACTAATAATACAATATTTTATTAGAAATTATACAATTAAATAATATTCTTCCAATGTTTATTATAAATATTATTCCAATCATATGAACTTACATTTTTTATATTATTATCATCATTTTTTATTTTTTTTATTGTATTAATTAATTCATCAAACCATTCTTTTTGTTCGATGTTATAATTATTTACAGTATATCCACCCAGTTTATCAACTAATTCACCAATTCCAGAAAATCCATTACATATTACTTTACACCCATTTGCATATGCTTCCAACGCATTCAAACAAAATGTTTCATGTGATCGATTTGTATACATAAAATATTCACTTTTTTGCATATTTTTCCACAATTCTTCTTGAGGCACTTTAGTATGAATTATAATTTTATTTTTCCATTCTGGTTTAATTAAACATTTTATCCAATCTGGAATTTGATGAAAAAATATATGCAATTCTACTTTTGGTAATATGTCAATAATTTTATCAAAGTTTTTTAATAAAATATCTAAACCACGTGATGGATCTGAACACCAAATAATTCTTTCTTTTATTCTTTTTTGTTGAGATATATTATTTAATTTTTTTGTATCAATTCCATTTGGTATTACTATAATTTTATTTGAATCTACATTATAATTTTTAATAATTTCTTTTTTATGCCATTCTGATACACAAATATAATTATCAACTAAATTATCAATATTTTTTTGAAATTCGATTCCACGATTTGGAATTTGTTTATTTTTCCAGTAATAATGAAAATCAAGATCATGTAACCAATATAATACTTTTTTTGCATTGACTTTGTATTCTAGAAAATGATGTAAAAATCTCGATATAATTAAAATATCAACTTCTTTTTCAAAATTATAATAATCTTCTAGTGAAATATAATTAACATTATTATATGTAATGTTTTCTTCAGTATTACAAACAACATATGTTTCATAGTCTTTAGCAAATTTTTCTGCAATTTTTAAAGCAGTAATTTCACTTCCATATGCAAGTTGATTTCCATATGTCTTTCCATTAAATGGTGGTGAATATCCTGTATAAATAACAACTCTTTTGATATTTGTTATTTTTTTTTCTTTTTCTTTTTTTATTTTTATAGAATTATTATTAAATACATATCCAAATATGTTATACATTAATTGTTTAGTATCTTGACTTGGTGGATTAAATTTTTTAATATATTGGAAATAAATTTTTTTTAATTCATTTTTATTAGGATTAAATTTTATTGATAACATTAAAAATTGTTTAAATATATTTTCATTTTGAATATTTATCAAAAATAATTTTTTTAATACTTCATATTTTTCTTTTAAATCATTAGTTTTATTATATATATCGATATAATATTTCATATAAAAATTAGTAAACATTTCTGAAATATAATGCGCTTTATCAATAATTGAAAAATTTGTTGGAATACCAATTTCTATATAATTCCAATTCGTTGGATCCCATTTCTTATCTAAAACACTTTTATATTTAGATGCATACTTATGAAATAATTTGTTTTCTTCTTGGAAAAATTCAGGGGTAAATTGTTTCGTTGCAGAATTATCATTTATAGCATCATATGCATATAAAAATGTATTTGAACAACCTTTTATATTTAATTTATTTTTTGTATATTGATGATATATTAATTCTAATATAACTTGATAATCATCAAATAATTTAACATCTTCATTATATTTTAATTCTAATTCTTGTATTGATTTTCTAGATAATATTAATATTCTACTTGGAGTTTTACATTGATGTATTGGATTTTGATATGGATTAATTACATCTTTTTTAATTTTCCACCAATTTTTTTCGTGGTATAATGCTGAATATATTTTAATATTTCCACCAGCTTGTAATTTTAATAATTTTGGTATATCTCTATATGTTATAATATCATTAATCATTAAATGTAATACATCAATATTTTGGTTAATACATTTTTCAAATAACTGAAAAGCACAAGGATAATATATATCATCATGATCAATCATAAACATATAATCATATTCTAAATGATTTCTGAAAAAATTAAAATTTGCGTTATGTGCTTTACCTGGATATCCATTCGATTTAGTATTAAAAACTTTAATATTTTTATCTATTATATTTTTTTTAACTTCATTATAATAATTTGGATTTGTTGAATTTACATTCACAATAATATCATATGTAAATGATTCAACCGGAAATTGTTTTTTAACTGACAATATACATCGATTTAAATAATGAACACCTGAATGTGTTGCTATACATACACAAACCTTCTTCATAATGGATTTATATATTAAATTCTTTTTAATTCATTTGTAAAAGAAATTACTTTTTTCTTTATATCATTTATTTCTTTTTCATATTTATGTAATTCACTGTTAAATACTTTCATTAATTTACTACCAGATGATTTTTGTATTTTTACACATAATTCAATTACATCTAACAATAATCTTCCAATAATTTCCATATGTTTTTCTTTACATCCTCTTGTTGTCATTGCTGGTGTTCCAATTCTAATTCCACTTGGAGATAATGCTGATTTATCACCAATGATTGTATTTTTATTTAATGATATATCAACCAATTCACATACTTTTTCAACTTTACTTCCAGATAAACCTTTGTCTTTTAAACTAATTAATAATAAATGATTATCAGTTCCATCTGTCATAACTTTCAATCCATCTAACATTAAATATGTTGCTAAATGTTTTGCATTCTTTTTTACTTGAATTATGTATTGTTTAAATTCATCTGTCATACATTCTTCCATTTGAACTGCAATCGAAGCAATTTTATTATTATGTGGACCACCTTGTAATCCTGGAAATACAGACATATCAATTTGTGTTTTAAATTCTTTTTTGTAAAATATCATTGCACCTCTTGGACCTCTTAATGTTTTATGAGTTGTTGTGGTAACAATATCACAATATTCAAATGGATTATTACATTGTTGTGTTACAACTAACCCAGCAAAATGTGCCATATCACACATTAAATACGAATTATTAATATCTGCGATTTCTCTAAATTTTTTATAATCATAATCTCTTGGATATGCACTTGCTCCTACAATTAATAATTTTGGTTTGTATATTTCAACCATCTTTTTTAATTCATCATAATTAATATATCCATTTTTATTAACACTATATGGTAAAGATTCAAAGAATTTTGAAGTAGCTGATATTTTTGTTTTTGATGTATAATATCCATGAGACAAATGTCCTCCAGATGGTAAATCGAGTCCCATTATTCTATCATGAACATTTAATAAACCATTGTATACTGCCATATTAGCAACACTACCGGAATATGGTTGAACATTTACATCCCATTCGTTATTATCTAATCTAAAAGCTTTTAATGCTCGATCTTTACATAATTGTTCGATTTTATCAATAATCTGATTCCCACCATAATAACGTTTTCCAACTTGACCTTCTGAATATTTATTAACTAAAATTGAACCTAATGCTTCTAATACTGCTTTACTTGTAAAATTTTCAGATGCAATCAATTCAATTCCTTCATTTTGTCTTGTTCTTTCATCGTAAATTAAATTATAAATTTTTTCGTCTTGATATTTTAAATCCATAATAAAAAAAAATATGTATTAATATTTAATACAAAAAAAAAATTGAATCTTAATAAGATCCAAATAAAACATAATGTTTTTAAATTTTTTTTTAATATCCATATAAATTATTTTCCATTAAATGTGGTTTGATTCTAAATCCTTCAAATCCTACTAGATCAACATCATAAATGTATCCATGATATGATAACATTTTTTTGATACTATCATATTGATAACGGATACCTTCTTGTTTTAATTTATCAGCAATATCTTTAATTTTACAAGTGTATTTATTAACATCATTCTTTTTATTAATATCACAACTTTCTTTTAAGAATCTGTACATTCGATCATTTTCTAATCGATATTCGTGAGTAACATTATAAATTTTTTTTGGTAAAGGAGGAATGCCATTTTGATACCATTTTACAGCACCATCAACAAACCATCTTAAGAATTCTTCTTTATTTTCACTAATTTGTTCAAATATTCTAGGATCCATTTTCTTATGTTTTGGGTTCAGTTGATTATACTTTGGATCTGATTCTTTTAAGAATTGTCTTTCAAATGGTATAAGTATTAATCTTCTCCACAATGCAGAATCCATTGAACTTGCTTTTGGCAAGTGATTTGTTAATAACATCAATTGAAATGTTGGTTTGAACTCAATTGGATCTTTGTATATTGCTCTTGCTTTAATTGGTGCACCACCAGTCATCATCTTTACACCAGAACTATTCAATTTTTCATTTGCTTCAGATTCATCACATATTGCGATCCTAGAACCTTTTAATGCAACTAAATAATCTTGTGTATTTGTTGGTTTATCATTCATTAATACATTTTTGTGTAATACATTAAAATATTCTCCAAATATACTGTGAAGTGTTTTTAATAATACTGATTTTCCATTTGAACCAACACCATTTAATACAGCAAATTTTTGTTCTGATACATGACCAGTTGATGAATATCCTAAGAACACTTGTAAGAAATCAACCATTTCTTGATCATCCATTAATAATTCCATAAAGAATTTATTTACAAATTCATAGTTTATATCATTTTCTTTATAATCGATATTAATTTTGAATGTACAATTATCTTCTGGTTTTCTTTGTCTTAATTTACCTGTTTTCAAATCTACAATTCCATTTTTTACTGAAAGTATATCTTCATTACAATCTAATTTACTATAAAAGTCATTGTCTAATAATCCTTCTTCATTTTTTATAAGATTTTCAATCTTTTTTGCAATATCTAATTTGTAAAATTTTGCAATTGTTTTTGATATTTCACATTTCCCTTTTCCATCTTCAAATTCATTATTTCTATCTTCTTCTTGAATATGAAATTTAAATCTTGTTAATAAATTTTCAAAAGTATGTATTATTAATGTTTGTATAAATTCAGAACTAACAGTTTTCCATAAATCACCATCCCAAACATACCATTCTTTATTAGAATATGAGATTCTTCCTTTAAATGTATTTGAGAATAAATTACAATATCCATATAAATCTTTTCTGTAAGCATTTTCTATTTTATTAAATGGTATATGTGGTATTTCTGTTTTCGTTGTTATTGGTAAGTTAAACATATTAAAATATTTTGAATAATTTTCTTCATTATCTATTTTTGCAAAATATAGTAAGGTTTTAATTGTTATTTTTTCAAGTTTATTTCTATCAAATGAACTCCATAACTTTTGACAACAACAATTATTATTTATATTTTCGTACTTTGTACTTTTTCTACTCCAAACTGTAAATAGTGATAAATAATTTCTATCTGTATTATACAATGATGCACCTATTGTTAACCAATCGTTGTAATCATCTGCTCTTTCTTGTTTTATACATTTTGTTAGTAAATAGTTAATTATTTTTTCATTTTTTTCATTTTTTATATAATTGTGACTATCTTCATCTTCAATATCAAATCCTTCATGAATACCTTCTGTTATATTTGGTGTTATTTTATATGTTTTTTTTGTATACTTTTCTTCAAGATATTTTAAGTCTAATAGTTTTTCAGTATCTTCAATATATCCAATTAAATGTTTCTTCATATCTTGATTATTAACAAATTTCATTACTCTTGATGCATCTGTAATTTTAGATGAATTCACCATTCTCCATAATTGATTTGTCTTGTATACATTTTTATCTATAATTTCATCTAATTTTCCATGTTCTTTTAAATCTGTTTCTTTTGCATATTCAATAAAATCTTTATGTAAATATTTCATATGATTTGTAGTTAATCGATAACCAGATAATACAATATGATAACTAATTTTGTATTTTTTCTTTTTTTTACATAAACCACTACTTTCTGCAATATTAAATGAAAATATATCAAGTTCTTCTTTTAATTCGTCTTTAAAGTAATTTATTAATGTATTTATGAATAATGTTTTGAATTCATTCTTATATGTTTCAATATCAGCTTCATTTGATTGTTCACAATAAATTTCAATATCAAAATATGGTTTTTTCATATCTTTTGTAACCTCATAAAAATGTTTTGGATTTTTTTTATCAACAAATTTTAACATTTGATCATAAGATTCAAATTCTTTATAATTTTTGAATGCATTGTTATTAACTAATCGATCTTTAGCTAATATAATTTTTTCAGTATTTACGTTTTTAAGAGAGTTTACCCAAGTCATCTTGATATTAAATTAAAGTTCAATTAAAAATCAATTTTTGTTGGTTTGGTTTTATATAATTATTCTTTTTAAATCAATTTTATTATTTTTTTTTATTATTTATATATATATATAATGTGTAACTGTAATATGTTATTTTGCTCTTGCGATATGATGGTTGAATTAGTCTTACCTGCTGTTTTATTCATTGTTTTATCTCCTGGATTTCTTTTAGATGTTGATGCTTCTAGAGTTACTAAAGGTATTAAACAAGTTGTAAAATTAGGTACAATGAAAACTTCAATGGGTGCTGTTTTAACTCACGCGGTTGTTTATTACGTTCTCCTTGATTTATTAAGAGGTGTATTTGGTAAACAAAATACTAAACCAGCCAACGTTATTGTTCCAACTATCTTATTTATCCTTTTATCTCCAGGTATGTTATTACACGTTAAACCAACCAAAATGAAACTCAATGTTATGGATGGTAAAACTGGTGTTGAAGGTATTGTAACTCATGCGGTTGTTTTAGCTCTTGTTTATGGTGCTTTAAGAAAAAACTTTGCTGAAGTTTATTAAATAAAAAAAAATAATAATAAAAATTAATTTAATTATATTCTTTTCCAGTTGATATTTTTGTTAAATATTCATGAACATAAAAATCTTTTCCATCTAAATATGAATGCAATGAATTTTTAAAATATTTTTTTTGTTCTTTATCTTTTATACTTTTTATTTGTGTGATTAAATCCACACCAACTTTTATATCTTTATCTGTCCACAAATCTTTCATTTTTTCATAAAATAAATTTGCTGATGTATCTTTTTCTTCTTTATAAATATCTTTTGGATTTTTTAACATTATGATATAATGATGTACAACTTGTTGAACTAAATCATTATTTTTATACATTGTTTTTATAAATTGTAATCCTAATATTGCATGTTTTACTAAAAATTGTATATTTTCATCATCATATGTTTCTTGTTTCCATAATATAAAATATTTTATAGGAGCATATAAATTATGAATATCTGTTTTTTTATCACCATTATACCATCTTTCAAATCCTTGTAATATATTTGGTTCTTGAAATATTATTTTATTTTTATCAATTCTTATTTTTGTATACTTTTCCATTATAGTTAAACTTGCGATTCTAAACATTGTTGTTAATGGTTCCAACAGTTGTCTTTTTGGTTGAACTTCTGTTGGTGTTGTAAAAATATCATAAATCTTTTTAAAAAATAAAAAATTCATCTTTATTTATTAATTACAAATATTTATTATTTTTAATATTCATACTTTAAAAAATCATCATATCCATTTAATGAAATATACATATCACCATGCATTGTTGATATTCTTATATCCCACTTTGGATTATCAATATCTTCATATTCTTTTTCACAACTAATTTCTTCTATGTAAATATAATATAATAAATCTGATAATGTACTTCCTCTTTTATCATAATAAAGTTTTTTCTTTTTTTCGTTTGGAGTTCTAATATATATATCAAAGCCCATTACTATAATAAAGAAAATAATAAAATTGATTTGAAAAAATAAAATATATAAATAAAAATGATTGCTTCAAAAGGTATTCAAAAACATTTTACTTTACTATTTGATGAAAGTTTATTAGTAACTTTCAATAATGAATTAGAAAAATATTGTGATGAATATTGTAATGCTAACGATATACCATTAGAATCTAAATTTAAAAATCAAGAATATTGTAATTTATATAATGAAACTGCAAGAAATATACTAAAATTTTTAAAAAATAATATTTATTGGAAAAATAAAATTATAAATAAAAAAATAACTTTTTTAAAAATATTTAATACAGAATATCATAAATTGAATCCAAAAATATGGAAAAAATATATAGATCACGAAAAACAAATTATGAAATCAATTAAAGAAGCAACTGTACAAGCAACAACTGATCAATTTGAATGTTCTAAATGTAAAAAACGCGAATGTACTTATACATCAAGACAAACAAGAGCAGCTGATGAACCAATGACTAATTTTGTTACTTGTGTTAGTTGTGGACATAAATGGAGATGTTAAACAAAAAAATAACTTTTTGGTATTATGATTATATATAAAATATGTATATATCATAATATTTTTTTTATTATTTATGATGAAATTATTAACACAAATCGCAAATAATGTTTATCGTCAACTTAAACCAGGACATACTGAAAAAATTTATCATAAAGCTTTTGAAATTGAATTAAGAAATCATAATATCCCA